TCCTTAGAATAAATAACCTGCATAGCTGCACCTCCCATTAGTTTAAGGTCATATACTAGCTTTCTAGTACAGTCCTTACTAAATAAGGTTTTCATTTGTGCATATTGGTCAGGCTTTATGTTAGAATCTGTAGCATCTAGACCCTTACCATAAATCATCTCAGATATTCCATTGATGATAGCGTTATTAGTAGGAGAACCATTGTATCTATCTATAAGAAACTGGTAATAGTTATTGTCAGCACCATAAGATACATAGTCTTTACCTCTTACCTCAGAGACCTTAGGAGAGGTGTAAGTACTTAGATTAACTATGCTTACCTCTTGCTTCCTATTCTTTACGTTATTATTTATAGCCTTAACTATATTGTTAGTTCTTTTCATATTATGATATAATCATTATCGTATGAGTCCTCAGATATGTAAACGTTTTTGTTTACTGAGTAGTAGTCGTTAGTATCTTGGTCTATATCTTGGTCAGTACAGAATATTTTGTCTCTGTATATCACGTTTCCTGAAACCAATATTTTTAAGTCATAAAACCTACCCTCTGTTAGTCCAAAGGAGTGAGTAAGACTCATATACTCTCCTGACTTACCTAAGTCTACCACCTCACTAGTCTCTGTATTTGTACTGTCGTCTCTCAGTATTAGAGTACCACTAATTGCATATTCTCTAGGAATAAACAAGATAGTTTGGTCATCTGTACTTGTGGTTAAGTGTTTCATACTTATATAACGTATTATTTATTGCTTTTTGTATTAGATAGCAAAAAAAACCCCACCATAAGGCAGGGTCTTAAATATTGTAACTAGATTTTAGTTACGCAGTAGGATCAATAGCAGTATAAGTAGCTAAAGCAGGTGCATCATCACAAAAGAATGGTGGTGCAGTTTCCTGAGCAGTAAGTGTTAAAGTGAATCCTGATAGGTCTCCCATAGCAGCACCAGTAGCAATAGAACCACCAGTTACCTCAGCTCCGTGGTCTTTACCTACTAAGAAAAAGTTTCCGTTATAGTCCTCAATAACTACCTGAGGTCTCCCTGCAGCTAATAATTTGATTTCCTCTTGTGTTGCTTTGTCTAAGAAAGTAAAAGTAGCACTAAGAGTAGACTCATAGAAAGTAGTTCCATTCTCTCTAGATGAGTTAATAGAAGTCTCTAAACTAGAGTTACCTTTGATTTCATATTTGTAGAACTCCTCTGTACCTGGGAAAGTAATCTCTCCTGCCGTTGGAGTAAGAGCAGCAACCACTGTATCGTAATTAGAGAAGTAGATGCTTTTTAAGCCACCTACCGCACTCTTACAAGGCAATACTCTACCGTTTGTAATTGAACAAGCCATATATATAAGTTTTTTTTAGATTAATTAAAAAAGGGCAGGCAGGTCTTTGCGGACTTACCTACCCCTCTTATTTTGTTAGTTTATGATTATGCTTGAGATGGAGAGTAAAGCACGATATCAGAACCGATACCATATTCTACACCACTAGTAAATCTCATAATTACTCTTACATTTTGAGAACCATCTAAGTCTCCCATATCTAAAACTTTTACTTCGTTGTGGTCAGATAATAAACCAGTTCCAAAGAATAAGTTAGATTTCTCAGCAGCTACCATAGTGTTGTCACCTAATCCATTAGCAACAAAGATTTTTACACCATCAAAAGATAATGCTCCGTTGTTCCACCATTGAGTTCCCTCGTTGTTAGTACCATTAGCTCCTAATCCTGATGCTCCAAATCCTCCTAAAGCTCTTACATAAGCTCTAGCTACGTTTTGAGATACATAGATATATAAGTCCTCTTTTCCGTAAAGTGCAGATGGAATAGCGTCTACTACTTTTCCTAATTCAGCGATTACGTTAGCAGCAGTTACAGTAGTGTTAGCAACATCAATTACTGTAGCATCAGCAATCATTTTAGTTACTAATCCATCAAATTCTCCTGCGTTGTCAGCATCTCCTTTCCAAATGTTGTTCTCAGTTTTTTCAGCAACTAATCCTGCAACGTGAGCAACTAAGAAATCAGAAAAAGCAGGAGGCAAGTTATCAAATGTAGACATTCCCATTTGAGCAGCTTCCCAGTCAGAACGGAAATCTTTTTTACATAACTCAAGGTTCACTTGGAACTCCTCAGGTTGTAAGATTCTTTCAGTTAAAGTAACTGTAGCAGTATCTGTAAAATCACAAGATGCGTCTTTGATTACGTTTGCATCAGTAGCAACTTTTTTGATTACTTCTTTGTACTTTACGTTAGGTTTAACTGTGATACCACCATTGTTTAAGGTAGCACCTGATAATAACGCTGCAGCAATATATTCATTTGCAAATTGACCAGCGTATGTAGTTGTAATGTTGGTTGTTGTAGCCATTTCTATTTAGTTTATTTTTGTATGTTAGCAATTCTAGCGAATACTCTGTCTTGGATAGACTGTGGTCTGTTTTGACCGAATGTTACTTTTTTAGTTTGAACATTCCCCTCAGGATTGTGCTTCAATGGTGCAGCAGCAGGTGTAGATGATAACTCCTCTTTTACTTGCTCCTCTATGGCAGCCATTTCTTCTTTATCCTTAATCATAGCTTTGATTTCTTCAATCATAGATTTAACCTCAGCTAGTTCTTCTTTAGTAGCATAACTCATTTCTTCTTGAGCAGCTTCTACTTCTACCTCAGGAGTTTCTTCTTCTACTTCTTCTCCTTCCTCAGATGTAGCTTCTTTAATCTCTTTGATGATACCCTCAGCTTCTACAATAAGAACCATTCCATCCTCTAAAGTATATTCTCCTACTGGTAAGGCAATCTTGTCCTCCTCAGTTACGATAAACACTTCAAAGTCAGGAGCAAATTCTTCTGCTTCAATGATAGTACCATTCTCTAGGGTCATTTGAGCTAACTTTGTTTCCTGTACAGTATCTTGTACATCCTCTGATAACTCAATCCCTAGAACGCTTTTAATTTCTTTTAGCATCTCTAATGGGTTTTTCATATTTATATAACGGTTATTAATTATTATTTTGCATTTTCAGTATTACTTAACTAACTTTTTAAGTTGCCCATACTGACCTGCATTATCCTCTAATTGGCTAACTAAGTCTAAAGCCTCTTGATACTCTTTGTAGAACTGAGTGCTTTTTACATCAATACCTAAGTCTGCAGCTTTTTTAGAAAAATCCTTAAAGAAAGCCTGTACATCTTTTGCTCTACGAGATGGTACACCTGTAAAGTCAGGATTACTTGCGGCTACAAAAGCCTTAGCAGCTTTATCCATTTGAGCAGTTTGCTTATTTGTTTTAGCTACGTCTCCTCTTAATTGTTTAAGTATTGAGCTAAAGTCCATAGCTAACTCCACCTTTTCAGAGGATAGCTCTTGCTTTTCTTCAGCTTGTTTAGTATAAAGTTTAGCAAGTCTTTGATTAACATTTTTTTGTGTGTTCATTTTTATTTATTTAAGATTTACGATATATGTTTCCTATTCCTTGTGCCCATAAAGAACCATCACAACACTTTCTAGAGTAGGTGTTCTCATCTTTACATAGACATCCTCTAGAGCTTCCCTTAGGACTTGTTCTACTTGGTGTTTTATCCTCTTTAAGCATAGCTTTGTGTTTTTTGTATAAAGTATATTATGTCCCATATCTGAGCAGTACCGCCTGTTGGTGTAATTTTCACAAACGACCCATTATCTACAAAGTTTTGATCTGCATAATATTGGAATACTTGGTGGAACTCGTGAGCAACATCATTACCTTTTGGGAACGCTATATCTACTCCTACTCTCTCATATGGTGTACCATTCTCTGCATCTAACTGTAGTCTAAGATATGTCTGATTAGCATTTGCACTAGAACACTTAAAAGCAATAGTCAATATGTAAACATCATTTAAGTTATCAGCTAAGACTCTTTTTGTAGTGCCATTGTAGTAATCAATACTTGGGTAGCTTCTGTAAGTATTTGCAGCATTGTTAGGTAAAGTGATTTCTACACCATCTGCTAGACTTAATTTACTAGCTGAGGTATATTGGTCATCATCATATCTAGTCCACCCTATTCCAGTTCCTACTCCTGCTTGAGGATATAGTTTAACCCATTCTCCATTATAAACAGTCCATACTCCTGATTCAGTAGTAACATACGCTCCCTCCTCAATGTTATATTGATTCCTGATTGCGTCTGTATCTACGTCTACTTGTACTTTGTATGAGGTGTTCTTAGCCATTAAATAATGATTTTAGCTTTTCAATGGTTTCAGTAGCCTCTTGCTCCTCTTTTGACATACCTACAGAATCCTGAGGTCTCTCCATCTTGTCTGCAAAATATCCCTCTATAGAAAAGCCTTTTACCTTACCAGTCTTTACATAGTTGTCCCAAACGTCATCATTGTTCACTTTGACTGCACCCATCCAAGTACCTATAGGTAATTCCATACCATACTTTCTAGACTTGTCGTGTACCTCATCCTCTATAATCCAAGATTCTACTAATGACAATCCCTCTAAAGCGTATTGATGCTCCATAGTAGAGTTGTTCTGATTACCTGCCATTAAATACTTTTGAGAGGCTTTTAAGACAGTATCTTTAGAAAAGTATATATAGTACTCATCCTCTCCTGAGCGTCTGTATATTGGCTTATTAGGTATCAATAATGCACCCATAAGAATACGCTTCTCTTTGTTTACCTCAGCAAGTTTTATCTCCTCAGCTTTTAAAGCAACAAAATCCTCCTCTATTGCAGGACTCTCTACTACTGAGATAGCCTCTATTCCTGCTAGCTCTTGTTCCTCATCTAATATAAGCTCTACTATTTTCATATTTATATAACGTAT